CAGCCGTCATCGCCTCATCAGGCATCTTTGAACTATATTCCGGGATAGTCCACAACCCATCACTTAAACCGAATTTTGTCTCAGATTTCAAACTGTGTACGCACCATCAGACAGGCCCGGCTTCCCAAGAGTAGAAAGTATTGTTGGATATGCTCTTAAGCAAATCATCCCAACTCAACCTACCATACTCGCTTGGGAGAGCCCGTTGGAAACCATCAAATGCTTCCTTTCCGTGCAGGAAAAACTCCCTCTGCGCAGAAAACACCGTATTTCGCATACGAGCGTCCAAATCCGGTCCTACCATATTCTCAACCATATAACACAACGATTTGTATATAGACTGCTCCTCCAAAGCTCCTACATACAACCCACACTCATGCATTCTCGTTTTGCGCTTAAGATACCCTAACTCCAACGGCACCTTTTCCGTAATCTCCTTCTTCTTGTCACTAGACGTCATAGAATAACCACAACGCGCAACAAATTTTTGAAGGAGAGATCCACTGATCACTACCTTATCACTAGCTGACCACACATGATCATCACCGGTCGCTAATATAAGGGTGAGCTTCGTTATCTCTAACCAAGACAGTTTCAGATTTTCCTTATCACTAAAAATGCAACCATAGAACAAAACAACATTGATAATACAGTTAGCATGTATGGTATCAGTCCTGCCTGAGGCAAGAAAGCTACACACGCACACATCACTGCCAATGATGTAAGTGAAAACCTCCATTGCAGCTAACAAACGATCTACTTTTCTGGTATTCTCCTCCGAATAGCCATACTTTAATGCAAGTTTGACCACAACATAACGGTACCATTTAAGCATCTCTGCATGTGAAGAATCATAATGTTCATAGTCAGCATCACAACTCTTAGGAAAAGCTAACAATCTTTTAACCATGTCGTCCCAATCACGCCCACCAGCGTTCATGGCGACATTCATTCCACTCTCATACGGATGATCAACCAAAAAGACTAGTATTGGTAAAACATATTTCCGCAACAACAGATTCAAAACTAAATCCACCGTATTAAAAATACGTCCTTTACCCATACTAATCTTTTCCCACGCAAGCACCTCATTTTTGGTGCACGCCTT